GTCGTCTTTATAAGTATCAGAAAAAGTCGTCGCTGTAAACTGATTTGCCATTTTTTAGTTTTCCTTAGAGGTCGATGACAACTTTAATGTCTTCTGTCTGTTCGTTGTCTCGTTGAACTGGTGATCTATTGTCTATGTATATACATTCTCCAGAGAAACGATTCACTTCTGAAGGACGTAGGACTGGTTGCCCTGCGACAGTAACGATAGAAGTAGAACCACCCCCTTCTGATACTGTAACAGTGTCAGATGAGTCGAATGGCAAGAATCCAGTTTCACGAGTCTGGTGTACGTACAATATCTGGGTTGCAGCGTCGTAGTAATTGACGATCGCTTTGGCAGTAGATGTGCCTTCGACGATTTGGTCGCCAGTAATCAAAGAAGCATCCAGACCAACACCAACGTGCAGTCTCTTGAATGCAGATAGAGTAACAGCATCACAAGCAGAGTCGCCAGAGTTCGCTGGGATCTGGAAAGACTGGAATTGTGCACTATCTTTTAGTGGGTTGCGGACAATACCAATCTGACGGAAGTCGTTAGTGACGTTGAAGTCACCGTTCTCTGCTCCATCAAGTGTGGCGTTGAACATAATCGCGGAAGAGTTTAAGTCGCGAGTTGGGTTAGCGCCCATACCAGAGTCGCTGGTGATCAACGCTCGTAGTCGAGCACCACTACCAGCACCGCCACTAGCAAGTACTGCTGCTTCGTAGTAGTTCTGACCGAAGGAGAACGCAGAAGTAGAATCTGACTTCATAATTACTTCGGTGATCTGACCAAGAGAGTTTATGTTTGCATATGCTGAAGCAGGAGTAAGCGTCTCGCCCAAGATAGAAATTGGTTGGATAGTGATTGTCGGGCGAGAAGTGTAACCACTACCGCCAGAATCTACAGCAATTCCAAGTATCTGACCTGGGATTGCACCTTGTTGGATAGTCAACTGCTGTAAACGAGATACGGATAGATCTTCTGTCGCTGGACCACCTTCAGAAGAGTCAAGAACCTTCTCAACTGGCATGTAGGTTGATGTCAAGAACTTACGTGCTTCTGCTGCGCCAATGTTGAAGGCGAACCGCCAGAAGTATCCGTCGTCACCAGCACTGAATACATCACCAGAAGTATCAGTTGGTTTGTACAGAGAGTTGCGGGAAATTCCTTCAGAAGTTTTACCTTGCTGAACACAAACGAAGACGTTATTGTCATCAGTGATTACATAGTATGGAGAGGTTATGTTACCAGCAGGGGAAACTACAGTGTTAGAATTGTAGTCTGCGTCCCATGCCTCATACGTGTTACCAGCAGTCCATGTGAACCGAGGAACAACGTATGAAACGTCTGGTACAAGTTTCATGGACTGCACAGACGATTGGAACTTCTTAATCTCGTTGAAAGAAGTATTAGGAACTGGGGGTTGAAGGTCAGAATCCCATTCTTCCGCACGACCGATCGCGAGGTAGTGGCGGTCTGAGTCTCCAGAAGAGACACCGATATTCTGTGTTCTTGCGAACAAGTCGGTGAGTAGGTTTCTCTTGAGAATTTCAGTTATTGTTGCAGTCATTTTCCTCTACCTTAAACGATTGCTACGCCAGTGTCAGACGTAGATAGGATGTGCCAATTAGTCCCTGTCCAAATAAACGTCACAGAGGAGTAAGTTGCGACAGTAATGTCACTGTTACCACTATTGTGAGCGAAGTTATTCGGGGTTATAGTTGCTGTTGTAGTATTTAAACTTACAAATTTCTTCTCTTCACCGACATTTAGACCGTCAGGAAGGACAACGTTGAACGGTGTGCCAGAAGACCTGTTCAAGAAAGTCACAGGTTTAGTGACGGAAGCAGTACCATTTTCTGTAAGTTGTTCCCACTCAGGTGCGATCTGACCGTTCAGTTTTATTGCGCCAGAATTCTTTGGTGTCAAACACAAGTCGATGTTAGCAGAGTCGCCATGAACACAAAGGTTTACTCCGTCTACAGAGTCACCGTTACGAACCTCAAGGTAGTGCGAAGCATTCGATATACCATTAAACGAAATTATGTCAACCGAGTTGCTGTCATGAAAGGTAGAAACTATTGGATCAGTTAAGGTCTTATTACTAAGAACATCAACAGTGTCTTTCAGTACGATAGTTCCAGAAGCATTAGGAAGGTTGACATACTTATTGCTTGACGAAGGAGTGTTTGCGCCTAGGATAGTGTTATACGAACCACCGTCGAATACAACCCTACCATCTGAATCAAAACTCAAAGCAGAGGTTGCTTGAACAGAGTCTCCAAACTTTAGAAATAATTCTCTGAAGTTTTGGTTTATCTTATCAGACGCGGAACGAAGCGTGTCTCCTGTCCCATCATTGGCAGTTGTGCCGTTTTGCAGTATTTGTCTTGTCGCCATTTCATTGCTTCCGAGTGTTTACAATGTTTATTTATAAGGGTTTATACCGTGTATTCTGGTCCATGTGGGAAGTCCGAATCATATTGAACAACATTTGATTCGTTATATCCCCATATTGGAGTCCTATTGCCAGCACCATCGCTGTCTACTGGGTGCAGATAATCTGTATGCCACAAACCTTCATCCAAGGTGTTGATGACGTTAGAAAGATCCGCGTAGGTATCGTCGAGGGTGCGCGAGTTAATGTCGTCTGCGTCTGCCATAGAACCATACTGGGTGTGCCATTGTTCGATGTTTCTTGGGTGCAACGCATCGTTTGGACGAGACACGACGCGGTGTCCATCTGGTCCAGGACCAATCTCTGTGATAACCGAGGTTATGAGTCCTCTGGTAGATTGCTTGATCGAAACATTTGCTTGCTGTTCGATTAGTATTGGCGGTGGTGGTTGGATCAACGCTGGTGGTTGTATACCAATGTTTAGTTCTGCTATAGAAGTAATATCCACCTGACCCGACAAGAACATACCTGCTGGGTGTACAAAAGTCTTATATGCAGACTTCCAGATCTTAACAGAGATTGGAGTAGAAATCAAGAGACCGTATAGTTGATAGAACTTATCGTTGGTGATTCTTTTATCAGTTACATCTGCGCCGAGGGCAGTTTGACTTCTACGTTGAGAAACTATGCGCAACCTTTTGCCAGGGTATACGTATCCAGTCGAATAGAAGTATGAGAACGTATCGTCTAACGATGGTGTGAATTGATCGTATGTTTGTGGTGTCGCTGAAGAGGAAGTGACAATCACGTTACCATAATAATCTGCTGAGAAGTCGACACCGTTGCGCAACTCGTGAAACTTTCCACTATCGTCTTCAAGGTAAACAAGGAGTTCTGCGCTACTGAAGGTGAACCCGAAGTTTAAACCAGTTGCTGAACCTTTACCGTAATACTCAAGGGTTTCTTCTTTTGGGTCGCCGATATAAAATACTTCGTCGCGACCGTATTCTACATCAATATCTAGACCATAGAAGATACGGAAGAACTGTTTAATAGAAAACTCAGTACCCTTTGACCTGTACAAGAGGTTGGAGTATTGTAGCGCCGAGCGTTTGTCATTAAACGTCTCAAAGTATGGTTTACCCAGAAGAAGTTCGCTGGAGATAAAGGAAAGAAACTCGGACTTTGTTTGCGTAATATCACGAACAGTCAAGAGTTCCTTGATGTTGCTCGCAGGATTGTCGGATGCCTCAAGACTTTTGTGGTACTCTTGTAAGAAGTTTACAAGGTTAGGATATTTGTCGTCGAAGTGACTAGGAAGTACGTTATCGACCTCGTACTTCTCTATGTTTATATCACGACGATATAAATCCTTTAATGTTTTATCTACAGACATACCGAACGCCTATTATTGTGTATCGACCAATACTGCTTTGGTGAACGATTCTTCTTGATCGTATCGGATAATGTTATTACGTACAGAGGATACAACTGACTGGTTAGCAGGAATTGCGAACACCTTTATATAGTTCCTGCCTCCAGCAATCGCCTGAACATTCAGTGCATAAAAAGTTACAGTACCTGCGACTTTATTATAGTTTCCTACGTTGTCAATGACGACGTTACCAGCAGTGTCAACCATTTCTAACTGACTTGTTGCTTGCGTCTCAAATATGACCGGAGAAACGCCAGCAGCAGAGATACGAACGCGCTGGTCAAGTTTATTTCGGATAAACACAGTCTTGTTCTTATATGTAAACAACGAAGTGTGAACAGTCTTCGAATCGGAGAACTGTGGGTCACGGAGAGCAGTAGGGAACGCTACGGTGTAGTCTCTTGTGTTTGTAAGTATAGGAACAAGTCGGCGGTTCAAGATGATGTTCGCCCTTGAAGAAAGAACTGCTGGATCAGTAGCGTCAACTTCCGTCAACATGTTAGACAGTCTGAAGACTTGTTCGAACTTACCAGTGTTGGCGGTGAAGTAATCATCAACAGATTGATCAACAGCACCACGAACAGTAGACTCAGTGAAACCAGTCAGAGATGGGTTGAACTGAAAGAATACCTCGGTGCCGATAAAAGTTGTAACTGGATCAACGAACTTCAACTGGAACGATGCAACAGAGAACTGATCAGCGAGGTCAAGGATACCCTGACGGGCATTAGCAATAGTAATGTCGCTGAGGTTGTCTTTGAATACGATAGAAGTGAAGACAGAACCATAGTCTGGTTCAGGGTCATCTTCGCCGCCCCATGATTGGATATCGTTGATGAACTGCGAGTACTTCTTCAAGATAAGAGTAGAATAATCTTCAGAAGTTACCATTCTGTTCTGTGAGGCAAACTGGTAAGGTGCGTTCAACCGTATCGATTCAATACCTTCTTTGTCACCACCACCGGATGCCCTTGATATAACAGAGATAGAAACATTTTGTGGTTGGACGACGTAGTCTCCCAGATAGAGGTCTTGTGCCAACTTCAGGGATGAGATACCATTGGCGCTTGCGCCAGATGCACGCAGGTAGTCGACGTTGATGACATTCCCAGGTTGAGGCGAAACACCCAGAGAAGTTCCGTTACCAAATGTCAACTCGAAGAACTCGTTTGGAGATTCGCGTAAAACATAAAGACGGGACTCAGAAGTTATCACTGTTGCTTGTAAGAGGTCGGTGTAAAGTGCAAACTCTGACCCGCCATCTATTAATGATGAACCTTGGTCTTCGAATACCTTGACGATTGCGGTAGAAGTATCCATTTCCTCGTCTGGGACAACATACACAACATCACGAGCAGTACCAACCAAAAAGTCTATATTGCGATTCTCACCCTCATAAACCCGAATAGCATTGTCGGGGTCAGAAGCAGGGACAAAGGTGTATACGCCGTTTGAAACAATCGCGCGCAGAGAAACACGGTTGGTGAAGGTGTAGTCTTGGTTATCTCTCTCGCCACGGAGGACCAACTTGCCTGGCTCGATAGTGTATTGAGTATCAAGTCCGGTGACTCCGGCGAGGTTAATTGAAAGAGTAATACTACATTCAGCAGACTTTTTTGAATCTGGAACATATCCGATAGATTCAGCAAGAGAAACGACAGAAGGTCTCAACTGAGCAGTAACAAGGAAAGACTCGTTCAAAGCAAAGTTTGCATTCAACGCATTATAGTGAGTGTTGTATGCAAGTACGTCAAGGATGTTGCTTATACCGGAACCCTCAAAGTCGTAGTCGTTGAACTCACCACTCTCTTTGAGAAAGTTCTTGAGATTAGATTTGATTGTCTGAAAATCTAATTCAGTTGATTTAATTGTAGTTGTCATTATCGTAACCTGCTCATGTTTACGGTTGTGATGAACCCTTCGTTATCGATTAGTAATTCTATTTGTATACGAACTTCGTTATTGACATATGCCCTGAAGTCTTCGATACCTGAGTCGAGCAATTGTTGCCCCACAAAGTATTTTACATCAGTGACTTCTGCCCTTGGTTCCCAACGGTTGATTGCATTTGATATTTGGGTTAGGAGAAAGGTTGAGGAGAACGCTGTTGATTGGTCGAACAACATAGAACGGATGTTTCCACCAAACGAAGGTTCAAATGGTTTCTCACCTGTGTTGGTTAGTAAGATGTTCTCAACTGCCTGAATGACAGCAGCAGCGTCTGTCTTCCTATAGATGTCGCCAGTACGAACCCCATTCTCATCGACGCTTCCTGGCTTGGCGGTGAAGGAAAGGTCTATGTCGGAATAGAAATTGTTCTTACCAGTGGTAAGAGTCGTTTTCTTATTTAATCCTGGTGTTGTTCTTGTAAGTGCCATTGTAGAATCCGATTGGTCTGCTGCATTTATTTATACGCATTTTAATCGGATATTTCTACAAGATCCTCTTGACTCAGCAACCTTCTGTTCATATAGGTACCAATTGTCATTTCGAAGGTTACTTGGAAGGATGGGGTCACTTTCGGCATTACCACCAGTAACTGCTGAGACATAGTCCCATCTGGTCGAGTAATGTCATAATCGAGACTCAACTGGTCATAGAAGAACGTGTCACGAATATACAGAGAGAGGTCAAAGGTGGCGGTGTAGTCGGTTTTACCACGAGAGTTATACAGACTATAGACTACTGCCCGACCTTCATACTTCAATTGATTGATAGTATCGTTTCCAGCAACCAAGGAACGCTGTGCTGAACCACCATCATTTGTGCGGTACGGTTCACGCCAGTAACGATCTTCTGGTTGCTCGACACTAGCGTCGAATGCCTCCCGAATACCACTCACTGGTTTGTAGAAACCCTCAGTGACCTGTAACCTGTAGTTAGAGAATTCTTTGGCGCTGGCGATGCCTTCCATCAACCAAGCGTGGAGGTAATACTGTCTCGCGAGGTCTTGTCTCTGTTTAAAGTTTGGTACGAAGTCTATTGAAGTTCTGGAACCAGAGGCACCGAAGAACTTTGACATCGTACTTGATTTAGATAACTTGCTGTTACCAGAAATTGGTGCACTAAATCGATCTGGGTTGTACAAAGGATCTGCAAGAATTGTCCTTGTAGTTGCGCCACGGTTAGACGGTTGGAAAGTCTTGGAGGAGCGCTCGAGAGGGTTACCCAATAGAGTGTACCCAAAGCGTGGGGTTGGCAGTTGTTGTCCTGTACGCTTGATCTCGTAAGGTGCAGGGGGTATTGAAAGTGTATGGTGTGGGTGTAGTCTGTTCTCGCTGAGCAGAGACTCGATACACTTCGGTCCATTTGTTTGCAATTCCGGTGCGGTAATGAGGTCATTGCCACCATCCATAGTACGCAACTTTGACCGTATCTCTGGCGTAGTTGGAGTCCAGTTGAAATAGTAACTGTATGTGTCTATCTTCGCTATCTTGTCTTCGATGGCGTTGTCTTCATCAACCATGACCTTACGAACAGCGAACGGAGAAGTCTTGTTGAATACTTCAATCCAGTCTGCGCTATTCACAAACTCTCCTGCTATGCTGTTACGCTCTTCAAGTAAAGAAGACGATCCAGCGGTGTTGTCAGCAGTGACACCCCATCCCCAGTCAAACTGGTAGTTTGGTCTTGTAGTCAAACTAGGAGAACCGTCTAGGGCAGTAACACTGGTAGCGGTATACGTTTTATCGTTAAACGGGTCTGTAGTAGCACCATCGGCGGTGCTGACTTCTGCTGGGGCAGAATTTGCGCGACCCGCGTTTGTTGCCCAACTAGATCTATGCGCTACGTGAGACTCTTCAGCGTACTTAGCAAACTTAGAAGTCCATGCCTCAAGAGCACGACCTACAAGGTTGCCTTGGAATACTGTACCACTTCCGTTGTCATCATCTGGACCAGTATACAGAACACCAGTGTAGTGCATCTTCTCGCCACCGATCTTACCTGTAGGGGCAGCGATAACCATATCCTTTGAGGTCAGAATTGTTTGTACGCCAGAAACAAGAGTGATACCTTCTTCAGCAGTAGAGCGAACATGACGACCAGCGTTAGAGATGAGGTCTTTATTTGCAATGGTGCGGATATCTTTCTTACCAACAACCTTCACGTCGCCACAATAGAAGTCAAACGTGTCGCCGTATACTTTTGTGTCTTTGTTACCGCGAACTATAGTAGAGTGTATGTCGCCAGTCTCGGTTGTATAAGAACCATGAGTCGAGTGATTGAAGTTGCCACCCACGGAAACACTCATTGTACCACCAACGTCTATGTTGTAGTCTCCGTTGACAATAAGGTTTAGGTTGCCGTCATAGACGAGGTTGCCCTGTCCAGAAACGACCAACTCGTGGTCTGCCCCAACAACTTGTACTTGGTGACTGCGCGAGGCAACGAGGACTGAACCGTCTTGTTTAAGTTCTACACCCGCGCCAGTATGATGTTTGATCAGGACGCGCTCATTCCCAGGAGTGTCGTCAATCTCGAAAGAGTGACCCGAAGGTGTGGTGTTCGCCTGATTAAATGGGAACACAGAAGGAGAAGCATAAGGAAGATCAAAGTTGATACCTAGAGTAGAACCGCTTCCCCAAAGGTTGTTGATGCTAACGCCACGCGCAGCAGAACTAACACTGGAAGTAAACCAGTTTTCTCTTTTCGGATATTCGCCTGTTGGATCAGCATTACCGTCGAGCGAGATACCAATGGTGAGTTCTGCCTCGACACCGTTCTCTTCAGAGAGGCGGTTCTCAACCTTGTTATTGGTAGTTGTCAAAAGTTCTTCTCCATTACGTCTGGGTCTTTTTCAAGGACGACAGATTCGCCACCCTGATCCAGTTTCGCCAGTATGTCTTCTGGCGTTAGTGCATTTTCATTCGTTGGATCAGTATATAGACTTTGTTTATTAAAGTTATTATACACATAGTCGCGAACATCAAACCCAGGGTCTTCCATGTTTGGATCGATGTCCATATGCCCAAGTGCTTGACCGCCTGGATATTGATTGAAGAAAACGCGAAACAGTTGGTACAGGGTGTTATATTGCGAGCGAGTAATCGACCTCGACGAAGCAACTTCGTACAAGTTCTCAGCACCAGTCGCGACATTAAGTCCACCGACAAGGCAGACGCCCAGAGAATGCTTGTTGTGCCCAAAGAGATCGCAGTGATCTCCTTCGGCATTTAGAGGAACACCTCGCTCAAGTGCACCATCACGGCGAATGATAAAGTGGTATGCGTTATCGCCCGCACCAGTTAGTTCTGTGAGTTGCGCTGCACTCAAGTTAGAGTTTGTGAATGTCTCAGACCAATGTACAATCATCTCAGCAACGCCACGTGTTATACTTGCCATCTCTGATTCAAGTTCTTCAACAGAAGAAATGTACGAACCTTGTGTGTCGATTGTGTCTGCGTCGATTGTGTATGGGTTTGGTCCAGGGAGAACTTCTGTGTTGTCTATAGTTCCAGCGACTGTGCCCCTTGTGCGTTCCATCAATCCTCGGAGGTCGCCAACTTCAACGTCTGTACCAGAAGATGCTTTGACATATCCAGCAGCAAACGTATCCCTTTCTTGACCAGACAATGCATTGAGCGCGAGGTCTCCGTGCCCATCACCTGTGGGTTTCACAGCAGTTTTTAATATAGAAGAAACTTCAGGGAAGGTCTTGATAACGTCGAAAGATTTTCCGAGGTCTTTTGTGTTGATTATGCCCTGACCCTTCAATATAGTCGCAACAGTTCTCGGTGAAACTTTAGAGACTTCGAGAGGAGACAACAGACTACCCAGTTGTTCGTTGACGACATTAATCGCGTCACCAGTTATTGCCTGTGCGATTTGACTGAGACTACCACTAACCCCAAAAGATCCAAGGACTGCGTCAATAGCACCAGTTTGCTCGAGAAGTCTTCTCTCATACCCATTTATAAAAGTTCCAAGAGAATCAGTGAGCAGTGAGGTTATATCAGGGATATTACCAGAAACACCAAGTGACCCAAACACTGCATTTGTTTGCAATGACTGGATAAGGTCGTCGCCTTCAAGTCCAGGAGTAAATGGTGACATGATGTCAGCGATCTGCCTATATGTCTCGTATGGTATAGTGACCTGACCATTGCCTATATTTGCCTCAATACCTGTTTGAATGAGGAATACGATCTTGGCGACAATGGCATCAGGCATAGTGCCGCCGGAGAAAACCTTATACGATGATGCATTTCCTGTTGCGTTTCGGATGCCTTCGGCAAGGTAGGTGTTCAGGGTTGATTGTGACAATATTGCCATGATTAGTTTCTACCCTTTGGTGTGGTCAAGTGTCCAGGTTCTATATTGATTAACCCGAGGTCTATTAGATCTTTGACCCTCTCAACAGACCTTTTGGTGACTTTTGTACCAAGACCATATTTTGTCTGAACCTCAACGATCTGTTCTGGAGTCAAGTCTGGTATAATTGAATCTTTATCGTCAGCGATTGTGCTGGAGGTTGCCTTTGTGCCCTTGTTAGCAACAGCAGATTCTTCTTGCTTGGCGGTGTCAAGTTCTTTCTGTTTGTCTTCCCAATTTGTCGCCGCACGACCTGCCTTTGGTGCCTTAACCTTGACTGGTTTACCACCTACGAAGTTTGTCTCAGTGCTGCTCTTGCCAGCGTCCGTTGCCGCCTCATAGTTGTCATTCGTCTGTGTTTCCACATATGTGTAGAAAGGGGTTTCATTGATCGGGGAGATAAAGTCCATGATCGCTGCTGCGCCCTCTTCAGTTATTTCTATCAAACTGGAAGGTGGGTATGTATCTGTCGATGCAATGGTGGGCAGTTCATCGTCATACATTCCGTTTTGACCCTGTAGAGTTTCCAACAGGGTATTGATGCTTGCTGGTTGACCAGAGTTTACAATGATGTATGGATAGTGATTGCGTTCGTTATCGAGGTGGTAAATCTCTGCATCATTGAATGTAGTTCTGATCCCAGGAACATGAGTTGAGGCAGTACCAGCAGACCATTCAGAGTTGTAAGAAGGTAATGCAACATTCACTGTACCAGCGATTATACTATCGTATCTCCACTTCCCAGACCCTTCTTCTCCAGATGGTGTTGATGACGGGAAGTTCCATGCATACCCTTGGATGACGTTAGAACCATTCTGGGTTTCGGTGAAGTTACCCTTTGCAGAAGAAACATTAACTTCGAAGTGGTGGACTTCTCCGGTTTTGTCAACGTGGCAGAATTCGTCGTTCTTGATATGATTCCCAGAAGTTTCTTCGTATCGGGGAACTTCCATCTCACCGTTTATGTAGAGGATGCCAGTGCCGTATGTGATGTGGTCAAGGTGTGGTACTTCTTCGGTGACTGATTGCCAACCGTCTTGCCGTCCTTGTATGTTGTCGTCTGTATCTGAAGGATTACGCGACCCAAACTTTTCTTGGTTGCCGTGGGCATATCGACCAATGTTCGACATGTTGGAAACAAACCATTCACGGATGCGCTGGGCGTGATCTGTGGTAAGTTCGCGAATACTGACCCGATCCAACAGGTTTTGTACATAAGAGTTTACTTCTTTTAAATTAACCAGTGCCATTATCTTGCCCCAAGTCCCCTGTAGATCTTCTCTGCTTTAGTCTCGGCATCTACCTGCGAACAGACGGTCAGAGGGTGAACATAGTATTTAACCAGAGCAGCAACTTGACCATTACCCTTTCTCTCAACACCGTCGATCCTCTCGCCGTAGAGAGTACCTTTGATTTCTCTTGCTCTCTGTATTTTGGAGAAGGCAGTTGCTTTACTGGTTTTAATTTCGTGTATAACCCACATCAACTGCCCTTCAAAGTCAGCAACGGAGCGAGTTGGTTGTAGTCGACTTATATATTGCACGAAGCGAGAGTATCGTGGAGAACCCTGCGGCAACCCAGCAAGACCGTATCCGTTTGTGCTTTGGATTGGGTTGAGTCCACTTATCACTTCAAGCACCCCAGTAACGGAGGATGCTTCTTTAGCATTGAGTCCGTTGTCGATAAAGAACCTTGCCACGTCAGCAGCAGGGAGAGGTGTGGTATCCTCGAAATCTCGATCTTGCGGGTTGTAAAATGTTGGGTCTTGTACCTGAGAGTTAGACTGCTGGAACTGATATGCAAATGGGTTTGCTGCGATGTCTTCTCGGTTTGATGCCTGGACTGCTGTTGGGTATTCTACCCTTGGGAGAGAACCCAATACCATCGGCAACTGAGAGTGTCCACCGTCAAGGAACATACCAAAAACCAGAGTCCCTGGAAGGATTTGGCAATGCGTACCGAACCCAGAACCACCGTAGGTGTCAGATGGGGTCATTACCTGTGCCCAAGGTAAATCGTTTTGCGGGATGTCGTTGACACTTCTCGAGTGTATGCCATGGATACGAACCTGAACACGACCTTCGTATCCATACGGAGGTGAATTGTCGACAACCGTTGCAACAAACCAACGGAAATCGTCACCATAGTATTCTACATTTAACGGTCTCACGACTCAGATGCCCTTGTTGCTAGTTTACTGATAGAGATGACTATTTCGTGCGCGGTGTTCGTGAATATGTTTCTACACTTGTGAATAAGATACTTACCTGATAGGTCTTCATTATACACGCCACCATCGTCTTGGTCGACGTCAGAGTTTAGAAAGTCGATGTGGACAGTATCGCCGACACTCACACCAGAGTTTCCATTACCCAGTTGGGCGAAGAAAGAAACTCCAGGGATCGTTATATCTATCATGTTTTTATTGAACATACTTTTGACAGCGGGGTTACGAACCTTATTCAGTGCTTCGATTTGATCTTGCGTATCATGGTAACTGTTGACAGCGCCATATGTACCAAACGAAGTTATAGTGTTGTAGTACCTACCGTCCCACTCAGAAACTAGACGAGTTTCTCCAGAGAAAGTCAAAGTTGCTTTCGAATCGTGGACATTCTGTTCCGAGTTATACGGGACAATGCGCATGGTCTCAAGGCGGTTCAGTGCCTCATCAATAGAGAAGTGACGGTCAAATATGTCGCTGGTGAATGTATCAAGTGATTGTAGGTTTGAACCGATCGCACCTTCATGCATCATCTTCAACGTGTCTTGTATATTCTCTACGCGCAATTTCTTGACCGCGACTGCCTGCTCTGCCAGACTTTTATTTGCTACTGATTGTGCAGAAGCAGCAGAATATGTCAAGTGTAGGTCTTCGTTGAACGCTGGAGCATTCATCATAAAGTCCAGAGTACCCATACGAACAGTATCTTTCCCATCTACTTGGTCGTAGATCGTTTGCCAACAATACAAAGGCGACCCTGATACAGTGGACGCACTGTTGAGTAACCACTCAGTGGTTTCGAGGGGACTGAGGTATGGGATAAGAACTTTGCGCGGGGAAGAGTTTTGAACAATACCCAAGTATGCAATGTCTGTGTCAACGTCTAGGTGGTTCTTCAAAACTGCCCGTGCTGTGGCGTCCACGTTTCCTGTATATGACCGAGAAACCTTAACCATAGCATCTCTGTATGCATGGGGAGAAATGCAGTTTAGGTGGTAGACTTCTGAACGATCGCCGACTTTGTTGTTCTGGATAATTGAGACAATGTTGAGGACTATAACGAATCCGAAATCGCCAAGACTTTCTTCCACAGAGCGAACCTCAATGCGTATTTTCTCAGAACCACGTATCCCTATCTCGTCAAAAACCCCGATGTCATCCATACAAACTATCTGGGCAGTAACATACGGTCGTTCAAGATCTTCAAAGAATGACAATTCGCCAACATAATTTGTTATGTTGTACTCATCGTCGAACCTCTCCGAGAAGATGGTCGCCTCTTTTATCTGAAATTCTTGTCCTAGTTTTTGAGGATTTGCCATTATCTGCGCTTCAACAATTGGTTAAATTCAGAGACAACTTGGATAACCGTGTCTGGTTTCAGAATAGAGATCGCTCGGTTCTCATCATTAGTTTCGCGCAACCGTTGGAAGTATGACACAGACGCAAGGGTTGTCACAGTATCCCAATCAATCGCGAAGGTAGAAGTTGTGCCTGTGCCAACTTTCTTGAATCCAGGCAGTATCTGGTTGCCGGTAGCGTCTTCGTAATGATGTATATGGTTCCACTGGTCAACTACCCTGACGACAGGAGATTCGTCAATAACAGTCGGTACATAATCAGGATCGGAGTTGACCGCAACTGCGTCGTTTGCCGAAATCGCACGTAATGCTGATATTGATGAGGGTGCACCTTTGAATTCCAGATAGACTGACGCAAGTGGATCGTCTACACGGAGTATCTGAACCGCCTTTTTTTCCTCTGAAATCCAAACCCACTTACCAGCAGCGAAATTAGGACTGGCGGCCATAGTTCGGTTACCAGCAGTGCCGACAGTATCAAACGCTGTGCCGTCTGTAACTACAACCACATTGGGGTAGTACTCCTGCGCCTTCCTGTAAACCTCAGAGTTGTCCAATGGCCATCCAGATATCCTTAGATGTGGGTTCATCAAGAAGAAAGTCCAATAGTAGTCCGTGGTACCATACAGTTTTTTAGAAACGTGATCCGGTCTCTCGTTATTCTGTACTTGATACGTTTGGTAAAATGATTTGAACTCCCTAACCTGATCAAACGCATCGATATAGACCGAAAGGTCTTGCACGCTTATTGGCAGTTCACCATCACCAAACTGGTATGGAGTCTTCGGGAAATTTCTGAAATACTTTGTACCTGACATTAGAACCCCTTAAAGATGTCTGCTCTGGTGAGTGCTTTGGATTCCATAAGTGTTAATGCGATATCCACTTCAGAGAAATATGCCTTGTTACCGTTGCCCTTAAAGAATGTTTGAGATGT